TACCGTTGCCTATTAGAGTGATTACAGGCCGCCTTCACAGCCTTACATTATTTATGAGAATGTAAGGAACGGCACAAAAACACCAGAAATGGGGTATCAGGAATTGGAGAATCAAGAATGACGAATTTGCCAGCCGTCCCGGTCGACCTCGGCGAGATGGCCAACCGCGTCGCCGCCGGCGCCGTGTTCGATCTGTATGCCGATGAGATGTCGCAAGCCACGCTGGAGACGCAGGTCGACGCGCTCAACCTGTTCGCGCGCTACCTCGGCGAGAAGAAGCACGCGACCACCGGCCCGCGACTGGCCACCGACCCGGCCCAGTGGCGCGGCATCACCTGGGGCCTTGTCGAAGGCTTCAAGCAGTGGATGAAAGAATCGCAGGGGTTTGCCATCGGCACGATCAACAACCGGCTGAGCGTAGTGCGCACCTATGCCGCCCTCGCCCACAAGGCCGGCGTGATCGAACCCGAGGAGGCCTCACTCATTGCCGCGGTGACGAACATCCGTTCCGCCGCCGGCATGAACATCGACAGCCACCGCGCAACGACGCGCGTGAGCACGAAGAAGGCGAACTTCAACACGCTTTCGCGCCAGGAGGTGCAGGCGCTGCTCGATCAGCCCGACACGCCGCGCGGCCGGCGCGATGCAGCAGTGATCGCCACGCTGTATTACTTCGGCACGCGCGCCGAGGAGGCCGCCGGCATCCAGGTGAGCGACGTGAACATGATCGAAGGCCTGGTGCACGTGTTCCGTCCCAAGGTCAAGGGCACCGACCAGGCGCATGGCGTCTATGACCTGAACGCGCCGGAGTTTGCGCCGGCGCGCCGGGCGTATGAGTCCTACCATCGTCATGACGCGCCGCCGATCGGGATGTTCTTCCGCGGGTCGATCCAGAACAGTGACGAGCTGGGTGATCACCCGATGACCCGCGTCACCATATCGCAGCTCGTGGCCACGCTGGGCCGGCGCATCGGCTTCAGCAACCTGAGCGCGCATGACCTGCGCCACACCGGCGCCACGCACATCGCCGCAACAGACAACAACCTGATCCGTCTGCGCGACTGGGGTGGCTGGAACTCGATTCAGATGCCGGCGCGCTATGCGAAGCGCGCGAAGACGGCCAATGAAGGCGTGAGGTTTGGGTAATACCAACTCATTAAATGAAACCACCGATTAACAAGGAGAAAAACAATGTCAAGTATGAAGTTCAGAATCACAGGAACGTCGCCACTGCTTTTGCACAACGGCCAAACGAGCGATCCGCTCAACGAATGGTCGAAGAAGCTGAAGAAGGTGACAAGCAAGCGAAACAAGACAGACGAAGACCACGCCGAAATTGGACGAATAGAGTTTTTCGCAGGACTCTACTCAGAGAATGGACGCATCGTCATTCCCGCTGACGTGATAGATGCGTGTCTGCTGAATGGCGCGAAGCGCTTCAAGCTTGGCCAGAAGTATCAATCTGGCTGCTACGTGAAAGAAGTGGCCCCGCTTGTTTTTGATGGTGACAAATTGCCGTTCGACAAGCTCTATGAGCGTGGGCAAAACGCGCTTCGCGTTGCCGTTCGCGTTGGTCAAGCGAAGACGATGCGCACCCGCCCCATGTTCAATGAGTGGTCTATGACCTTCGATGTCGAATACTTCGAAGACACATTGGATGGCGATCAGGTTGAGTTGATTGTCAAGACCGCCGGCGAACAGATCGGGGTTGGTGATTGGCGGCCACGCTATGGTCGGTTCAAGGTGGAGATGGTCAAGTAGGTAAGGTCGGAGGCGTGGCGAGGCTCGGCAAGGCGCGGTCCGGCGCGGCGTGGCCCGGCTAGGCAAGGCCTGGTGAGGTGAGGAAATGTCGGGGGCGAGGTCGGGACGGGCGAGGCACGGTCGGGTGAAGTCAGGCGCGGCGCGCTCTGGCATGGCATAGTGAGGAAGTGTCAGGGGCATGGCGCGGCTAGGCGCGGCGAGGCGCGGCCGGGTGCGGCCAGGCATGGTAAGGAAGTGTCGGAGGCGCGGCGTGGCAAGGCCGGATGTGGTCGGGCATGGCGCGGCTTGGTGCGGTCTGGCAAGGCAAGGGAAGGATGGGTGAAGGTCAATCTTCACCCATCCAGAGAGATTTCATCCGACGAATGGAAACTTACGTCGGAATATATGGGAGCAACGATGAGCGAAGATCATGAGGCCTATGCGGCAACGCCAGAGATAGACGATCTCGATGTTTGGCTGGGCGAATTGCACAGCGCGATTCATGCATGGCTATTCGCCGCCGGCATCACTGACGGGCCGGTGTTTGTGAAGCTGGCCTACGGCAAGCTCACGCGCCAGCCATTGACCTGCGAGAGCTACATCAACGAGATCGTGGCGCGTGTGGCAGATCGGGCAGGGCTGGAAGTGAAACGCATCGCACCGCACCGCGCCTTCAGAGCGTCACCGATCACTGCGGCTGCACACGCCGACGAAAACCCGGCGCTCATCTCCAAGCGAGCGCGGCACAAGAGTTTTGAGACCACGAAGAAATACATTGACCGCAATGCCGGCGACGATGTGCGCGTCGGCAGGGCGGCGTATTAGGAGCAGCATGGCGGCAAAAAGCGAAGTCGAAGTGATTCAGTGGGCGCAGGAGAATCCTGTATACGCATTACTACTTGAGCAAGGCTTAACGCCACGGGAGATCGAGGAAGTGCGCTTCGCCAATCACTATGCTCATGAGTTCCTGCACGGCACAGATGGGCACTCGCGCCTTGTGGTGATTGCAAAGCTCGCGGCAGCGCTATTCGAGGTGGCTGAGACGATAGGGTTGCACGGGCACATGCTCCAATGCCCCGACTGCAAAGAACAATTGACGAGTCTTCTGCTTTGCACGAAATGCGGTAAGCGGTTCGAGTTGGTTGAACAGGGCACACGCGCCGCGATGGATTGGGCGCAAAAACACATGCCCAGTGCATACGACGACATGATCAGCCACACAGAGTATTGATTGATGACCGATATAAGGAAACTTATATCGGAATATGGGAGGGCAAAGCATGAGCGAAGAACGAGAGACCCACACGACAACGCCGGCGCTTGATCTGGACGCCATCGAAGCGCGGGCGAACGCTGCGACGCCGGGGCCGTGGGAGAAGTGCGGCGCAAATGATGGACGCTGCGCGTGCGGGATGATTAACACGCCGTTGCCGCCAAATGGTGTTGACCCATTCATGTTTGCTTATCGCGCCATTGATGGTGTTGCAACAATCCCAATGCGCGATGAAGACTATCGCAACATTGACTTCATCGCCGCCGCCCGCACCGACGTGCCGGCGCTGGTGGCTGAGGTGAGAAATCTACGCGCTTACGTTGCGGCATTGGATAATGAAATAAAGGCGTTTTACGGTGAGCCAATCAACACGGCCCAGCGATCACCCGAGGCTACGACTGCGGTGCTGGTGCAAGAACTCGAAGAATGTGTGAGTGCGTTCTGCGCGTCGAAGGTGTTAAACCGAGCCGTGTCCAGTGCGGCGAATGAGATGCAGTGTGCACGCGCTCGACTGTTGCGGCGGGGCTGGGCATTGGAGAGCGAGAACGCCAAGCTTCACACCGACCTCGAGCGCATCGGCCGCGAGCGTGACGACATGGCCAGAGCCAACGCCGAGCTGCAGCCACTTGCAAGCATAGCAAATGAAGTGATTGCATATCGTCGACGTGTTGGCCCTCTGGGTTTTCAGTTGGAGAAGCTTGACGACTATCTCAGCAAGGCGGGTTTACCCCTTGATGCACCAAACAATGAGCACGCGCACAAATAGGATTCTCGCCCTACCGCTGATGGGCGTGTTGATCGTTGCGCACTGCTGGCAACTCAGCAATCAATTCTCTGTCATCTCTGCGCTTGGAATCGCCGTTTGGAGTTTTTACGCCGGCATGATTGTTCATGCGTTGATGTGTGACAAAAACGGAGGCGGCAAGTGACCCGCAAACTCCCCCACCCTCGCCGGCCGGGCCGGCCCAAGCGCGCGCCAAACGTCGCACGCTTGCCGGTCGTGCCGCGATCCAAGCTCAGCGCCTACCCGCCGCGCGTGCAACGCCTCATGCGCGCAATCGCCGCTGCTGAAGGCCAGCTCGAGCCGCAGCCGGAATCTGCATGACGCGCATCGCCATTTACATGCGCTACTCCAGCGAGGAGCAATCCGAAGGCTGGAGCATCGAAGCGCAGGAACGCGGCTGCCGGGCGTTCGTCGCCGGCAAGCCTGGCTGGAACATCGTCGCGCTCTACACCGACGAGGCACGCAGCGGCAAGAGCACCGACCGCCCCGGATTTCAGGACATGCTCAAGGGCGCGCACGCCGGCGCCTTCGATGTGCTGGTGTGCCATAAGCTCGACCGCTTCTCCCGCAACCTGGTCGACGTGCTGCTCACGCTCGACGATCTGCAAAAGCACGATGTGACCTTTGCCAGCGCGACAGAGCCGATTGACTTCACCACGCCGCTGGGCAAGGTTGTGCTGATCATCCTCGCGTTCTTCGCCGAGTGGTATCTGCAAAACCTCAGCGCCGAGACCACCAAAGGCAAGCGTGAGCGCTTTCAGGCCGGCCTATGGAACGGCGACCTGCGCTACGGCTACACACGCAGCGCCGACGGCAAGCCCCAGCTCGTGGATGAATCGCAGCACGTGCGCACCGCCTATGAGGCATGCGCCGCCGGCAAGAGCGACACACAGGTGGCCGCCGCGCTGAATGCAGCCGGCTCGCGCACACTCCGCCTGCGCAGCAACAGCAGGATGAAAGCCGGCTACGACACGCCGATCGACGAGCGCCGGCCGTGGACGAAGGATGGCATCGGCGCATTGTTCACGCCGGAAGCCGCCGCGTTCTACTGCGGCCACACCACCTACATCGGCGAAGAGGAGCGCAAGAAGCCGAAGCACAAGCGCGAGATGCAAGTGCGGCGCAACACCCACCCCGCCGTTATCGATGATGAGCTGGCGCAAACGGCACTGGCTGCACGAGCGCGCCGGCGCAACCCCGGCCGGCTGGCCACCGTGCCACTTAAACATGACTACATCTTCGGCGAGCGCGTCGCCGTGTGTAGCGTGTGCGGCAAGCCAATGCGCGCCTGGCACAGCACCACCGGCCAGAAGGCCTACTATCGCTGCGCAGCCGCCCAGCGCGGGGAATCGTGCACGGCGCCGGCGCGCCCGGTGGCTGAAGACGTGCTGGTCGATTGCATGAACGATTACATCGCCGATCTGGAACTGCCCGACGACTGGCGCGAGGCGATCCGCGAGGTGAACGCCCAGGACGACGCCCGGGCGCAGGCGATAGAGGCGCGCGAGCGGCTGGCCGGCCAGCTCAGGCGCATCAACTACCAGATCAACGCCGGCATGGTGCTCGACGATGACCTGCCCGGCATGGAGCGCCGCGCGCGATCGTTGAAGGAGCAGATTGAAACGATGGCCATTCCAGCGCCGGCACGGACCGTGGAGGCCGGCGAGCGCATGGTGCGGCTGCGGCAGATCTGGCCGACGGCCAGCAAATACATCCGGCGCGAGATCGTGCAGGCGATGTGCGCAGCGGTGATTGTGGACACGGAACGCCGGCGCATTGCCGGCATCAAGCCGCATCCGGAGTTCCTGGTGTTGTTTGATCGCACACGCCTGACCCGTGACGGCGACGTGTGGCGCATATGACTCGCGCACAAGCGACGCCCGTCGCTTCCGTCTGAGTCATATGACCACCGAGAGACCGGTGGTCATTTTGTATACTGCACCTGCGCCGGCGGTTGAACCGTATCCCCCTTGAGGTTCAGCCGCCGGCGCATTTCATTTCCGCGGAAATGCCCCGCCCTACTGCCGGCCCTTTATCCGGCGGCCGGTGCGTCTTCTTTTGGGGCTGGATCCGGCTGCGCTTCCAGGGCTGCAGCGGGTGCAGCTTCCGGCACGGTGACAGTTGCGCCCACCTCTTTCAGCGCCTGCCACACCTGGAGCGCGCCCTGCAATTGCACGATCTGCGTTTCAATTGCCTTGATGTTCTGCTCGATCAAATCGTTCATGATTGTTCTGTGGCTCCCTGTGGAATGATGCCGCGCGCGATGGCGTCGGCATACAGCATGGCCTTGATCGTGCCATACAGCTGCGGCATCCCCTCGATGCTCAGCAGCTCGGCGCCGGCGGCTGATATGGTTGTGCGTTGAACCTCCGCCCCGTTCAGCTTTGCGACGACCTGATAGGACACCGACGGCAGCGCCGGGTCGATCTTCACATCGGCTATCACCCATTGATTTGCGCTCACCAGCGCGACGGGCGTTTCGGTTATCAGTGGCATATCACCTTCCTGTCATCCTTGCGTCATGCGCTCATCGCCGCATCGTACGACCATCAGTATAAGGGTATACGGGTATACGATTGTCATAGTCGATGAACAACGATCTTCACTACTTCAGAATCCGCATGTGGGCGGCCGCAACCATCATCATCGTCCTGCTCGCCCTCGCCATCCCGGGCTTCAGCAGCCAGCCCCACATCCAGATCAAGCTTGCATTCGCCATTCCCTGCATCCTGGCCGGCGCATGGTCGCTGCCGCCGCTGCTTGCGCGGATGGTGCGCGAGATGATCCGCGCCTATGAATCGCTCACTGGCCGGCGGGTGCGGGATTAACATCGAGCACCGACGGCGGCGCGAATGATTCATCAAGGCCGTGTTCCATCCACGTATACACCGTGCCCTGATGTGATTCTTCTTTCTCGACCTCGACCGTGAACGGATGCGCCGCTGCCCACGGATCGCGCCGCTTGCCGGTTGCGATCCATGACACTTTGGCATGCGGTTCGCCGGTAATGATCCAGCCATTCGGGATGAGGTCGAGCGTGCGCGCCGGTCGCTCGCCTGGCTTCGCCTCGCCCCAGGCGCCATAGGTGACAGCCAAATCCTCATTCAGCGCGTCGAACCAATTCGGCATCTGCACCACCGCCCGCCCGCGTGCATCCAGCACGACGTTGCCGCGATAGAAGGTGAAGTGCCCGTCACCCTCAACGGCCACATGGTCAAGCCAGTGCGTTGTCGGCCTCAATGGGTGGTCGATGCGCCACGACTTTGAGCCGGCGGTGACGACAAATGACGTTGTGCCGTTGTTGTCAGTCAGTGCCGCCGTCGCGGACGATCCTGTTTTTGAATAGACTTCCAGCGTAACCGTCGCAGACGGTGTGCCCACGTTGACGGTGTTTGAAACTACGGCGCGCGGGCGGTCATAGAAAATGGTTGACTGGACAAACTTTGACGCAATGAGTTGCGCCGTCGCTGTGCCGCTTCCGGCTTCGATTTTTGAGTCCACATAGACAACCGGCGAGCGCGATGAGCTGTTGGAGTAGGTGCCGATCCGCATCGCGTTATACGTGCTGCCGTCGGTGTAGCTGTAAACCTCTCCCAGCTTGGTGCCGTTTGATTGCACAAACGACAAGGCGCGCTTGCCTTCATAGCCCGTGCCACCAACGATGGTGATGGCATTCGACGGCGTGATGCTCATCGTGTAAGCGCCGCTATCAAACACGCCAATGATGCAATCGCCCGCCACACCGCCGTCCGTTGTGCCATTGCCGCGCCAGATCTTGATGCCGGTGCCCACGCTTGAGAATGAGCCGGTGCTGCCCTGATAGATGCCGCCCGACGCGCCAAGGTTCATGGCGCCCTCGATTACGCCGGCGCTTGAGAATGACAGGATGTTGGTTGTGCCGGCGCGGATGTTGAGCGCCCCTGTCGACTGGTCGAACAGCACATTGCCCTTCCCGCTCGAGTTATCGCCCAGCATCGTGTCGCCTGCGGTCATCACCTCGCCGTTGACCGTCGTGCCGGCGTTGACCAGTGAGAATGTCGGCTTGTTCGATGTGTCTGTGCCATAGATGCCGGCGGCGTTGGCGATGACCTTGCCATAGCCGTCTTCGGTCAGCATCAGCTCATAGTTCGAGCGCGACACATTCAGCGGCGCGTTGCTGTTGTAAATGGCTGTTATCTCATCCGCCGTCAGCGCGCGATCGAGAATGGCGAAGTCGTCAATCAGGCTGTTGTGGTTGTAGGTTGTGCCGATCAATGAACTGCCGCCGATCTGGATGGTTGATGGGTGCAGCGTTGGCAGTGTCGTCGAAGGCGTGCCAGCGCTGGTCGAAGGCACGCCATCCAGATACACGCGCATCGTGTTGGCGGGCACATCCCATGTAAACGCAACGTGATGCCAGCCGGCAGGCACCTGTGTTTGGTGCGTGACGGTGTTCCCGTTGATATACAGCTGCAACGACCCCGCTGCACTCACCTGGCCCTGGAATTCCCCGTTGGCGTCGCCGGCATTCCACAACACCCCGCCCAGGCCGACTTTGTAGTATTCCATCAGGATCCACATGCTGACGGAGCCCCTGACAGGCGAAATGGTGTTGTTGATTGGATACGCAAGCACGGCGGCCGTGCGCGACGATGTGGATGCGTGCGCGGTGCCCGTCCATGCATACCCGCTGCCGAGCGAGCCATCGACATAGGGCGTGGTGTATGCCCGCGCCTCAACCTGCCAGCCATCAAAGAACCATTGCGTGTTGGTCGCCATGCCGGTCAGCCCGACGATGTGGTTGCCCAGCGCGGAGATTGCGCGCGTGCCATACACGCGATACCAACCGTTGCCGACAGGCGTGATGGTTGGCGTGAGGGTGCCGTAGGAACTGTCCAGATACATCGACAACCCCGACACCACGCCACCATCGAGCCGCCGCACGTAAACGCTGAAGGTCAGCGTGGTGGACGCGGCCAGCGTGCCGGACACGTTGTAATAAACGTTGGCCGAGCCGCTTGAGTAAACCCACTTCAGCGAATACTGCCCGAACAGCGCATGCTCAGATGAGCGCGACAGCGTCACTGTGCCATCGGATGCATAGCCGGTGGTGTTCGTTTCAATTGACGGATTCAGGATGCGGTTGGTCGTTGCCTCGCCCACGGCCACCGCGCCGCTGAATTTACCCATCATGCCGCTGACGCCGCCGGTGATGGTCGGCACCTGGCCCTTGTGCCCGTTGGTATTGACGGCATTGCCCTGCCTGGGCGTGTCGAACGCGCAATGCATCAGCGCCGGCACACTGAAGCCGACGCCCGGGCCGATGATCAGCGAGCCGTTGATGAACCCGCCGTTGATGTAGACACGGTTGCCGTAAAACCCATAGCCTGCCAGCGTGCCGAAGAAGCTGTCCGTGATGCCGGTGAGCTTGCCGATCCTCGTCTTGGTTTTGCCGCTGGTGTTGAAGTCTGCGTGCGCAGCGACGCCGTCGTAGATGTCCATGAACGGCGCGCCCGAGTCATCGGCAGTGAGGAACAACCCGCCCTGCCGGCTCGTGTTCGACGAGTTGCCGACCACCGCATATTCATAGCCGGCCGCCGGCGCCACGCCGCTGGACAGCGTCACGGTGGCCGTCGTGCCGGTCGGCACGGCCGTAACAGCCAGCAAACTCAGATACGTGCCTGAGCCGGTGAATTTTTGCGCCCTGAGCAGGTCACCGACAGCCAGGCCGTGATCGTCGTCAAACGCAAGTGTATACGGCCCGCTGCCCGACACGGTCGCGACCTTGCCGCCGCCAGGGGACACGATCATGCTGCCACGGCTGACGCGGATCTTGTTGATGACCAGTTCATAGACCCTGAGCAACCCGCGCACCACCAGGTTGTCGAATTCTGCGGTCGCCTGGCCGGCATAGCTGACACCCTGATCGACACGCCAGCCCGCGCCGGCAAAGCCCGATACAAACGTCGTCGAGCCGCCGATGGTCTTGCCGTCGGTCAACACCACGCCGGTGGCCGGCGTCAGTGTCAGCGCGCCAGATGCCGTGTCAATCAAGGGTGTGCGCACCTTGGTGGTCGCGAGGAATTGCGGCAAGGTCAGAAAGCCGTTGGCGTCACTGGCGAGGATGGATGCCGCTGCGCCCGGGCTGCTCGAGCTGGTCAGCCGCACCGCATCGGCCTCGACCGTCAGGCCGGCTGCGCCGGTGTTGGCCACGGCAACGTTGAGCGTCGGGTTGCCTCGAACGTCACCGCCGCCCGTCAGGCCGTTGCCGGCGCCGATGGTCATCGCCGGCAGGTCATTGACGCCCAGCGCCCGGAAGGACGGCTGGCCAGAGCCGGACAAGAGCGATGCCAGGACCAGGTTGGGCGACAGCGTCGGCAGCGTGTGGTGCGCCCCGAGCAGGTCGTGTGGCGAAGGCGCGCCGGTGAGTGCGCCGCCGGCGCCGGCAGGGGCAGTCAACACCGTCGAGCTGCTCGACCCCGCGGCATCGCCGGATGTGATCACGCGCGCGCCGTTGCCGCCGATCTCCACATCGACCACGTCGCCGACAGCCAGTCCGCTGCCGGAGGCCACGCGACGCAGGCGAACACCGTCCGGCAGCTCCACCCCGGCGGTGCCGCTGCCTGTTTCAAACACGACCGCGCGCATCGTCCTGCCGATGTTGCGCCCGCGCGCGATCTGCTGGCCAAAGCTTTGTGGGTCCCTCATGCTGTATTCCTCACGCTGTCCTCATGCCGGCACGTCCTTGTAAAGCCTGAGCTTGTAGGTTGCCTTCACACTGGCGTTCTGCGCGTCCAGCCGCACGCCGGTGATCACCATGTTCGTGCTCGCCTGCGTGGCGATGTCGCCGCCCGGGCCGTAGGCCAGCGCGCAGCGATCTTCCGGCTGCGCGGCGAGCCGGCCGTAACCGCTCAGCTCATGCTCCTCGGCAAATTCGGCGCTCTCGCGCCCCTGCAGCCGGCTTTCTACCTGGCAGGCGTTCGGCGCGCCGGTGATTTCCGTGGAAATGCCCGAGAAGTCATAGCCGTCGGCGGCGATCACCGTCATGTCCAGCACCTCGCCCACATCGTCCAGGCCGGTCACCTTCTGGTGCGCCGTGCGCGCCTTGTCGGCCTTCTCCCAGTTGTGCTTGAGCAGGTTCTTGCGCAGTTCGCCGATGTCGTCGCGCGTCCAGAACTGCGAGAACTCCACCCCGCCCGCCTGCGTGGCGCGGCTGCGGATCATCCGCGCGCCGATGATGCTGTCGATCACGCCGCGGGCGCTTCTTCCGTCGCCGCGCGCGCTCTCCTCGATCACGATGTCGCCGGCCTCGTCGAACAGCTCGATCAGCTCGAAGGTCGCCGAGTTGCCCGACTGCGTGGCGGTGTATTCCACCTGAATCGGGCCGGCCGTCTGCACGTTGTAGTTCCAGGTGTCGCCTTCGAACAGCGTCAGGTCGAAGGTGAAGAGCGGCTGGCCGCCCAGCTCGATCACGATGTCGTCGCCGACCACCGCCAGCGTGATCTCGACATTCTTGGTTGCCGTCGTTGAGATCCATGCGTTCACCGGCACCGTGAGATAGCCCAGCCAGCGGTCGCCGGATCCGTCGGCATCCACCCCGCCCTGCGCGGCGGACTTCGTCGTGGCCAGGCCGACCAGCACGCCGCCTGAGCCGTTGTGCTGGAGCGTGAGGCGGTAGTAGCTCCGGAAATACACGTTCAGCCGGCCGCTCACCGGCAGGAAGGCCTGCATGCGCAGGACAAAGTCGCTCAGGTTCTCGCGCGCTGGCAGACTGTAGGGCGTGGTGGTGATCGCCTGCGTGATCACCGCAGTGGGCGTCGAGAAGGCATAGCGGAAGGCGGCGCTGCGCATGCCGGCCAGCCGCGCCGTTCGCTGGATCGCATCGCGCAGGGACACATACAGGCCGGAGAAATAGCGGTAGGACTCCAGCGTCACCGTGGCCTGCGCGCCGTTCGCGTCGCAGGGGTAATACACCACCGGCGCGTCGGCTTCATGGGTGGTCTTGGCCGTGCCCCACTGGCCGCGCCCGCTCAGCACGGCGAGATCGCCTTCGAGCTTGGTCTTGGCCAGCGCCGGGTTGATTGTGCCATCGGCAAGCACGCTGTCAGGATCCGGGCCGCGCACGCTGTTTTCATACGGCTCGGTCAGCGTGACGTAGGAAGTGTTGCCGGCTGTCGGCGAGCCCACCTTCGTGGCGCTGGCCACGTAGTATTGCTTGTCGCCCTCGCCGGGCGCGCCGTTCTTCGACACAACCTCCACCATGAGCCCTGCGGGGTTGACGCCGAAGTTGGTCTGGATGTCGCCGAGATCGTCGCCGGGCTGCGCGCCGCCGGACGAGCGCCAGTTGCGCAGCGTCGAGGTCGGCCCTGTGGCCGCCGCGAGCGGCGCATAGAAGGCCGGCACAATCGTCCACGTGTTCTGCGCGGCCATGCCGCGCTTGTAGAACGTGAACGACGCGTAGCGGATCACCTCATCATCGACCATGAGGTAGCCGATCGACGGCAGGCCCTTGGATGCCGGCGCGCCGTCGAACACGTAGCCGTGGTGCATCACCACGCGCCACACGCTCGGGTCGGAGGATGAATCGTAAAACGGGTCATCGTCTGCGGCGATGGGGTTGGTCAGGTCCCAGCCCACCCGCGTGCCGTTCTCGCCGCCGCTCCACAGGTAGAACCGCACGCCGTCGGTCTCCAGCATGCGGATCGACGCGGCTGTGTTGTCGTCGGTGACGAAGATCCCGCGCCCGCGCGAAGCGCGCCCCTTCTTCTTCGCCTTCGGGTCGATCGGCATGGGCAGGTCGCCGAGCTCGTCGGCCTCGGTCGCCACGTAATTGCGTTTGCCGCAGTCGGCAGTGCCCCACACGTTGTGGGTATACAGCGTGTAGATCGTGCCGTTTGCGCCGGGGGCAGACAGGCCGTAATGCGACGTGAACTGCACGTTGTTGCCTGTGATGCCGGCAATGCGCAGGATCTGGTCAGAGTTGTCAGGGATGGCGAGGCGCACATACTGCCCGACGATCAGCATCGACGGCGTGGCGGTGCAGTTCACGCTCAGCCGGTCGCCGATCGGCGACTGGCCGTTGCAGTTCACCGCCGCCACGTTGAAATCTTCCTGCACCGCCCAGTTGACCGCGTGCGTCAGCGTCTGCTCGAAGTCCTCGTAGCTGCTCGCTGACAGCGCGCTCGAGTCGCCCCACACGTCGGTCGAGATGGCCACGCCGCTGCGGGGGGTGTCGCTGTGGCTTTTGCGCGCCTGATAGCCGAAGACGAACTCGCTGCGCAGGGTGTAGCCGGCGTTGGCCGCACAGGACGCCGGCGCCAGGTTCCACGCGCGTGTCCAGAGTTGCGCTCGCCGGCCGGCGGTGCGCACGGCCACGCCATACTTCGTGCCGGGCGTCATGGCGAAGCTGGACGAGGTGAGATATGAGCCCGTCGCCGCCACGCTGCGCACGTTGCCGGTATCCACCGCTTTCACCAGGCCGTTGGCGCGCGGGGTCATGTTCCAGCCGGTGTCGTCCTTGTTAGGGTCGAGCGGGTCGATGCTGTTGAGGCTCAGCACGCGCATCTGCGGGCCGGTCAGCACGTCATCGCCCCACGTGCCGTCCTTCGGTAGCACGAACACGTTGCCCCTTCCCTCGTCGCTTGCGCCGATCAGCACGCCGATCGTCGACAGGTGATAGGCGTCGCTCACATCCGCCTTTGTCACCAGGTGCGTCAGGCCGTCGCCGTGGTCGTATTCGTCGGCCAGCGCAATCCACGGCTCGTTCAGGCCGCGATATACCATGCCGGTCGAGTTGAAGCCGAGGCGCGCGCTGTTCATCTCCGCCGTCTTCTGGATCAGGCCGGCCAGGCCGTCGGCGAGGTCGGTCTTGATTCGAGAGCGCGCCATGAGTTGCAGCGTGAGCGGGCTCTTCCAGTTCAAGAGCGTCTTGTCGCCCAGCGAGCGGCCCGAAATGGCCAGCGGCGCGCGCCCCGACACGCTCACGCCCACGCGCGGCCGGTCGAGCCCATACTCGCCCATATTGGCCAGCGTGGCGCCCTGCCCAGACTGCAGCTGCAGGACCTTGCCGCCGGCGAGCAGGCTGTCGGTGGATAGCGCGCCGTCGGCGTTGTCGAGCGTGGCGCTGAATCCGTCCGCGCCGTTCGTGCCCTGGTCGAGCGTCCAGCCGATCAGCCGGCTCGTGTATTCGGTGCCCGTGATCGACGAGTTCTGGAAGGGCGTGGCCGCGGCGGTGGTGTGGTTGCCGTTGCCGATGTAATACACCGTCGAGCCGCCGGCGGGCAGGAGCAGCGCGCCGTAGCACGTCGAGGTGGTCACGACATGGCTGCGCTCGCCCAGGCTGAACATGCCCGACGCGTCGCCGATGAGATAGCCGTCGAAGGCGGTCAGCGCCGCGCCGGAGGTGCGCTTGCGGGTCATGCGGCCGGTCAAATACAGCCAGCCGTTGATGCTCGTGAGCGACGCCGGCAGGAAGTTCACCGTCGTCACCGATGCATCGATCGGGATCACGCTGCGCACGGCCGACTCAACGCCGTTCTGGATCGTGAAATACACCGCCCGGCCGCTTGCGGCTGCGTTGGCCACGACGATGATGCGGTCGGTGGCCGACTCGTAGGCCGCGCTGATGAAGGCGCAGTGTTTGGCGTTGCCATACCAGGACGAATACGCCTCGCCGAACGGCACGTGCAGGATCGCGTTGAGCTGCACCGCGGCGGCGTTGGTGGGCAGGAACCAGAAGGTGATCGTCGACAGGCTGTTGGTGAAGTCGTGCTCGCCGACGGCGACGACCACCTGCCCGTTGTCGCACGGGCACACCGCCTCGACGCGCCGGATGAAGGTCGCGGTGTTGGTGAGCGCGCTCCCGAAGGTCGGCCCGTAGTTGCTGAAGCTCGCGGTGAGCGGGTTGGTGGTGCCAGACAGCGACGCGCGCTGCACCTGGATCGCGCCGCCGGACGGCACGGCCGTGTAGATGTAATGCGTGCCGGATTCGATGCTGAAGCCGCTGCGCAGGGCGGCCATCGTGCCGCTGTTGGCAATCGTCACGGCATTTGCGGCAGCCAGCGACGCATTGGCCGCGCTCGTCACGTCGACGGCGCGCAGGTAGTGCGTGCCGTTGGTGTGGCGATATGCGGCATAGGCCACGTTGCCGCTCGAGCGCATGCGATACGTCTGCGGCGCGGCCAGGTCGAGCGCGCCGTCGGCGTTCGAACTCGGCGCGGCAAAGGCCAGCAGCGGGTTATAAATGAAGGCCTTGTGCCGGTAGGCCGGCGCGGGCGAGATCTCGCCGGCGGTGATCGCAGCATCAACGGTTCGCATGTCTTGTGCCTATATCTGGTGCAACTGAATCGGGATGGTGTAAACAGCCGCCGCGTCGTATTTCGCCTTCGTCAACAGCCGCGGCGCCCATGCGCCCTTCGCGGCGTTGATCACGTCATACACGGTCGTGTCCTTCATCGCCCTGAACTTGAACTGCACGCCGGCGGTGGTGTCGGTCGTGAAGAGCGCCTGCGCGTCGCTGTAATTGGCGTAGCCCGTCGGCGCGCCGGAGTAAGGGAAGATCAGCGTGTAGCGAAAATACTTCTTCCCCGGCCCGAACGCGATCATCGGGCTGCCGTCGAGCGTCTGCGGCTGGTAGTCGACGGCCTGCGTGTAGCCGTCGTCCACAATCTCCGCAGACAGCAGCACGCGGAATTTCTTCGCGCCGCTGATGTTGCCGGTGGTCGAGATCTCGATATAGTCCGCCATGGTTTAGCCTCACAAGCGCGCTCACGGGGCGCTGTAGCGATCCACGTCAACCTGGGTCGCGTTGTTGAGGTGCTCCAGCAGGACGCTGCCCAGGGCGCGGCCGTCCAGCACCAGTTCCACGCGCGTGCCGCCGCCATTCAACCCGCCGCCCCCGTTGGGGCCGCCGGCTGCATTGCCGGTCAGGCCGCTCGCCTCCGGGCGGGAGATTTCATTCGGGTCCATGCCGCGGTTCGGCAGCGCGTCCTGAGCGGGCGTGGCAGGCTGCGGCGCATTCATCGCATACATCAGCGGGTGCCGGTCGAACACGTCCTCCCAGCCATACACGAAGCCCAGCGCGCTCATCTCGCCGAAGTAGTGCATCAGCTTCGAGGGCGACGCGATGTTCAGGATCTTGCGCACCGGCTCGGGAATGAGGGCGTAGATCTTCGCCTTCAGCGCCTCGCCCATCTGGTTCATGCCGTCGATGAAGCCCTGAATCACCTGCCTGCCGAATGAAACGAACTTCTCCGGCAATGACTCGATGAACTTCACGACCTCGCCGAACACCGTTTCGAAGGTGGTCTTGAGCGTTTGCAGCGCGCCGGCGGTGTCGCCGTTGATCAGCTGCAGCACGCTCTTCACCACACCGAGCACCAGGTTGAGCGCGCCCTCGACGATGGGCTTGAGCGCGTTGAAGACGCTTTCAAACACTGTGCGCACAATCGGCAGCACCACCTGCACGATGTTCTGGATCGCCGTCAGCACCCGGCTCACGATCGGCGTGATGAGCGGCCAGTATTCGGTCACCGCGGCCACGATCTTCTGGAAGAGCTCATAGGCAAACGCCAGCGCCGGCTTCAGCGGCGACTCGATGAACGCCGCGATGTTGGTGAGCACGGTCTCGATGATCGCCTGGATCGTCGGCCAGTTCGACTGCACGAACGTGACCACCTCGCCGACCACCGACTGGAAGGCCGCAAGGAACGCCGGCAGGTTGGCCTGCGCAAACGCAACCAGGTCGCGCACGTTGCCGATCAGGCCGTCGATGAAGCCGCCGACCGCCTCCGCGTCGAACCAGTCGCGGAAGAGCTCGGTGAAGCTGTTGGAGCCGCTGAAGACGCCGGTGATGTTGTTCCAAAGCGCCGTGACAAACGCGATGATGTCGTTGATGGATGACCCCACCTGCTCGGCCACCGCGCCGACGTTGTCGGCAAATGCGCTGGCCTCGTCGCCGCCCAGCCCCAGCGCATCAGCGATGAAATAGACGGCGTTGCTGACCGCGCCAAAGGGGCCGGCGGTGTCAAAGCCGTCGACCACCATGCGGACGAAGTAATCGATCTGGTCGGCAAAGGTCGTGAAGAGCGCGATGCCCTGGTCGATGATCGGCGTGATGAACGCGATCGCCGCGCCGATGCCGTTGGACAGCGTGGTGGCGAAGCCGGTGATCGCGCCCTGCACCGCCGGCGAGCCAAGAAACTCCAGCACCCCGCCGAGCTTGTCCTTCAGCAGTTCGAAGATCGGCTGGCCGATGGTGCGCAGCGTGCCGGCGACCCAGTCGTTGAGGTTCGACATCATGCCCTCGAACGTCCCGCTCTGGGCGTCCATCATGCCGCCGTATTTTTTCTTCATCAGGTCCAGCACGACCTGCGTGGCCTCGGGCAGCGGGCTGAGCAAGGAGCCGGACTTGTCGAACTCCAGGCCGAGCTTGGTCAATTCTTCGCGCGTGGTGATGCCCAGCTCCTGGAATCGGCTGATCACCTCGCCGGTCGCGCCGGCGCTGAACTTGCCGATATACGCGGCCATCTCTTCGAAGGAGGTGCCGGCGCCGCTCGCCGTGTCGCCGGCGATGGTGCGGATCTCCTCGCCGGTGAAGCCGAATTTCTTCGCCGACTCCTCGCTGTGCAGCCCGAAGCCCTGGATGATCTTGTCTGCCTTCACGACCTCAGGCAATTCGAACGGCGTGGATGCGCCGAACTTCGCAAGGTCTTCGAGGCGCGCCTTGGCGGCGTCGGTCGAGCCAAGCAACACGCCGAACTGCACGGTATATCGCTCGAACTCGGCGTTGCCGTCGATCATGCCGCTCTTCAGATTGCCGAGCGAGCCGACCACGGCGTCGATGCCCTTCATGATCACGTTGCCCGTGACCCAGCTCATCGCGCCCTGCATGATCGAGCCCAGGCCGCCGATGCGCCTGGCCTCGCCTTCGAACTTGTCGGCGAATTGCCTGGTCTGGCCGGCGGCGCCACTCATGCTTTCAGAAAAGCCGGAGGTGTCGCCGATCAGCTTAACGGCCAGTGTTGCCAGCGTTGCCATGTAGTTTTGCCCAGGTGCGGAAGCGCGCGTAGATGTCGCTTTCGGTCTGCTCTTCCCGTTCGACGCGCTTCAGCATGAAATCGTCTGCGTCCAGCAGCTTGCCCTTCTTCGGGTCGCGGTTGACGTTGTAGATGGCTGCAACCACCTGCGCCATCATGCGATGATCAATCGCATGCCCGAACGGCTCGATCGTGTCATAGGCCATCCACTCGGTCAGTTCATGGCTGCTGATGCGACTCAGCAGCTCCTCCACCGTGCAGCCCAGCGCCAGAGCTAGTCGGAAGTAGAACTGTCGCTCTGGCCGCTCCCTGAGTTTTTTGCGAGCTCGTCGATGTCGTTCTCGGTCAGCCCGCTCAGCCGTTGCGCCGCGCTGAACACGCGGTCGAGCGCCGCCGCGCTCTTTTTGCCGAGCAGCTCCACGTCCGCATCGGTGAACAGCCGGTTGCCGGCCTCGTCGATGAGCGACAGCGACACCAGGCGGGCGCGCGCATTGCGCAGGTTCAGCTCGCGGCTCTTGCCGCGCTGCTTCACCACGCTGTCTTCAAACGCGTCGCGCTCGACGCCGGTGAGGGACTTCACGATCACGTCCCCGCCCCACTCCGGCACGGCGATGGTTTCGCGCTTGAGGTCGTCAGCCGCGAGGATCTGCTCGCGTGTGAGTAGTGGCATGCTCCAGCCTCCCTTACGGCGTGATCGTCGGCGCGCCGGTCGGCGTGATCTCGACCTCGGCGCTATAAACCTCTTCCTGCTCGGCGACGCGCCCGATCTTGTTGATGAACGCTGCAAACGCGATGATCTCGCTGCCGGACGGGTCCTCGATCGACATGTTCACCGCCGACGTGCTGCTGAAGGCGGTGACCATCGCCGCGTGCGTGGCCTGCGCCTTGTCCCAGTTCAGCGTCACCGTGAACGCGTTGAGCGACTTCTTGCCGGTGTCGATCATCTCGCGCCAGCCGCCCGACGAGTCGTGCGAGGTGGCATCCGCGAGCATCTTCTCGAACTCCGGGAACTCCACTTCGCGCACGCCGGCGACGACGGTCAGCGCGGTGCCGACTGTGATCTTCAGCTTGACGCCAAATCCACCTTGCTCTGCCATGTTATTAACTCCTTGCTCTATGCCTTGCTCTATTCCTTATAGAGAAACTCAAAATCACAGCGGCTGACCGCTGCATCAAACAATTCATCCTGGTCGTTCTCATTGACCTGGTTGCAGAAGTGCACGTCGACCGGATCCGCGCCCATCGACCCGCGCAGGCCGCTCAGGTCGTGCCTGAGCGCCAGCGTCAAGGCCTTCACACCGGCGAACGTCGGCGCGTGGCAGGTGAACTGAATCACCGCGCGCGTCCAGCCGCCCGGGCCGTCGTGCGCCATCTTCGGCTGCGTGCCGACGCGCTGATATGCGATGGACGGCATCGGCTGCTCCTGCGGCACCAGCAGCGGATACAGCCGCGTGCTGACCAGCGCCGCCGTCTCGCGCGGCGCGCTCGTGAGGTAGCTCCACAGGGCTTCTTCAAGCGTTGCCATTCGGCAATGCCTCCGTGCGCAATGTCACATCCAGAATCGGGATCGTCTCGCCCCACAGAATTTCAGGGAATGACGGGTGCGCAAACACCAGATTGACCGTGCAATTCGATTCATTCATCCAGCCGCGCACATACTGCGCGCCAGCCGGCAGTCCGCTGATGCAGCGCACAACGCGTTCTGTGCCAGCCGTCCACCCTTCGGTCAGCATTTCTGCCAGTATTGCAACTGATAGTTCGACGCGCTTCACATTGCTTGGATTCGCCATCACGCGCCCTCCAGATACTTCGCAATCACCGCTTTCGAGATCACATAGCCGAACTTGTCCTTCATCGGGTTCTCGCTGCCGAGGAAGTTGCGCCGCATAAATGGCTGGGCAGCCATCGGGCCGCGCTGGACCCGCTTGGCGAACACCACCGCGCCGCCCACGCCGCCGGACGCCTCGAAGGCCAGCACGCTGCCCTCGCTGCGGATCCTGCGGCCGCGCATCCGCTTGCCGCTCTTCTTCTCCGTCGCCGTGCGCCTCGTGCGGCGCTTGACCATGTTGATCTCGAACGCGCTCACGCCGGTTTCAAAGAACTGGTAATACCAGTGATCCTTGTCCGGCCCCACGACAAACACCGCCACGCCGGATGCAGGCGACTTGTCCGGCGCCATCACGATGCCAGGCCCGGGCGCGTCGGCTTCGATCTTCGCGCGCGAAACTTCCATCGCCTCGCGTGTGGCCACATCGGCCACCTTCTGCGCATCAAGCCCCAGGCCTTTCAGCTTGCGCAGCAGATCCTCGCCGCCCTTCAGCGTCGTCGAGACCTGTATGCCCTTGCCCCAGCGCTTGCTCGATGCCATCGTCAATAACCCCTTACATCAACTCCCTGCACATCAGCACGATCTCCTTGCCGGCCGTGTCGATGTTCTGCACGTCGAGGATGTCGAACGTGCGGCTGCCGAGATGCACGCGCATCGCCGGCACGATGCCCGTGCGGTGCCGGATGCGGATGCGCGCGGTCTGCTCTTCCTGCAACTGCTTGCCCTGCAAATATTCGCGCCCGGTGATCGGCTGCACCTGCGCCCATACCGTGCACACGTCCGTCCATGTGACGGTCTCGCCGCCGAAGGTGTCCTGTGTGGCCACCTTCTGCTTGATCGTGATGCGCTGGTCGAGTCGTCCGGCTTGCATGGCTATAGCTGTCCTTAAAACCTGATCACTAGAACCTGATGACGCGCGTCGGCATGAGCAGCGCGCTCACACCCAGCGGCAGCTGGGCTGGCGTCAGGCCGGCGCCCATCGTCACTTCCTCGCGGTTCTCATACAAATGCGCCGCGATCAGCCGGATCGCCTGGCGGTGCCGCATCGGGATCGCATTGCGCGCCGCGGTGATCTCAGCCTGCGTTGAATCGGCATCGAGCAGGTCGGCGTAGCCCGCCACATAGCGGATCTTCACGCCGGCAATGGCCTGCAGGTCAACCGCCGGCCAGTCCGCATTCGGCTTCAACATCAGCCGGCCCGGCTCGCTCCCAGTGTCGATGTAGTAGTTGGCGGATGAATAGGTGGCCTCCACGCCGTCTTCATCGGTGTATCGGATCGACACAATGCTCCGCAGGGGCGCGCGCGGGATCTCGACCGGCACGGCCGGCCAGGCGTCCAGCGTCCATTCCCACGTGGTCGGCATCAGCGTGCGTCGCAGCTCGTCCTCGACGTGCTCGCGCGCAGCCTGGATCAGCGACAGCACATACGTGTATTCGGCATCGCTGTCGATGCGGGAATGCTGCATGAGGTCGTCCACATTGACAGGCTCATACAGCGGCTGCGTGACGCGCTGCAGGTTCATGGCGGGTGTCATCCTTCGCCTCGCTGGGGCGGCGCATCGGCGCGCTCCGCCGGCGGCGACCATGGCTGCACAAGCTTCTGGTTCAGCAGCTGCGCGGCCTCCTCGCCTTCCACCTGCAGCACGGCGCCGGTGTGCCACACGCCGCCGGCGATCACGCACGGCAGGAGCACCTTCACCCACACCTTCGCCGGCATTTCTGCTTGAGTCTCTGCTTGTTCGCTCATGCTATTTGCTCCGCTTGCGCCTGGGCGCGGTTACCTGCACTTCGTCAATGGTCT